GGATGAACGCTGGCTCCCGGGCCGAGGCGTGCGCGGCTGCCGCCGAGTGGGAGGAGAAGAAGGCGCGGGCCAACGCGGACAGCGCTACCACCGACTCCTTCATGGTCAAGGGCGGCGACCTCGACAAGGGCGGCGTGAACGACGGCGGCAAGTCCTCGGCCAAGGCTGAGGCGGTGGCCGAGCAGGTCCGCGTGCCCGAGGGCAACCCGGGCGGCGGTCAGTGGAAGGACACCCCGAAGTCGACCGGTGACGCGGTGGCCGTGGCTCTGGACGAGACGGAGTTCAAGGACGAGAAGGTCCGGGCCGACTGGGAGAAGAAGCGCGGCTCGCTGCGCGACGACCTCTCCAAGGCGGCGAAGGCCCTCGACGGACTCAAGATCGGCTCGCCGGAGTACGAGAAGGCGACCAAGGCCCTGCTCGACGTGCTCGACCGCGCCGAGGGCGAGGTCAAGGGCATGCACGACGCGTCGAAGGACGACGTGGACAAGAAGGTCGCACAGGGCCTGCTGGACGCCCTCGGTGACGGCAAGGGTGCGCTCGCGGAGTACCTGCGCACCGACTGGACGATGCTGGACGACGCGAACGACATCGGCAAGGGCGACCGCGACATCACGCAGGACAAGGGACCGACCAAGAAGGCGGACAAGATGAGCACGATGCAGACCCTCAAGGCCGACGGTTGGAACCCCGTCAAGCAGTTGCGTGTCCCCAAGGGCAACGGGCGTCGCTCGGGCCGCTGGGTCGACATGCCCGGAACCGTGATGGACCGGCTGCAGCGCGAAGTCGAGATGATCGAGAACAACGTCCCCGGCAAGGGTCTCGGTAACGCCGAGGTCGAGCAGGCTCTCGACGACGCGTTCGACGGCGCTGGCGAGATGGAGGCCACGAACAAGAGCCCCAAGGACAAGGCGTTCAAGACGCAAGTCAAGAGCATCATCAGCAGCCTCGACGACGCGATGAAGGCGATCGGTGAGGGCCCCGACTCCGAGGCTCGTGTGGGTGAGCCGCTGCAGCCGCTGCTCGACTCGATCGGCAAGGCAGCGTTCGCGTTGGAGGAGTTCAACGACCTCGACCTGAGCCTGCTCGACGAGGAGACGGACATCGGTGCCGGTGAGGACGAGGGCTTCGGCGACCTTCCGGGTGAGGGTCTTCCGGCGGGTTGGAAGACGGAGCAGTTGCCTGACGGCAACACCCGCGTCGTGGACGCTGATGGCGGTTGGCACGGCGACTACACCGACCCGGCTGCCGCCGTCTCAGCCGCGCAGGCTCGCGCTTCCAGCGGTGAGGCGCCGTTCGAGCCCATCGACGGCACTGGCGGCTTCATGGACGAGGAGATCGGTGTCGACATCCCCGAGTCCCGCCAGTCCAAGATCGACCGCCTCGTGCAGGACGGCTACGACCCGGGCGAGATGCAGGACGCTCCCGACGCGGACCTCGACCGACTCTTGGAGACGGTGGGCGACGAGTCTGACGGCAACGGCCCGGTCGGCGGCGGTGGGGCCAATGGTCTGGGCCCCGGCGGCAACCCGGACGCGCCGGTCCCGAACCAGATCGACATCGGCGCCGATCGTGAGGAGATCCTCATGAACGCCGTCGAGAACGCCTTCGGTCCCGGTGAGGCCGAGAAGTTGGACGCGGCCATGACGGCGGGGGACAAGGCAGCGGTCATCGACATGCTCTACGACCTCGTGGAGCAGGGTTCGTCGGCTGCCATGGAGGACGCTGGTACCTCGTTGGCTGAGGTCCGGGCGCTCATCATGCAGTTGGAGCAGGACGGAGAGTTCGCTCTCAAGGCCGCTGCTCCGCCGCACGACCCCGACGCGCCGAGCGTGAAGCACTTCTCGAACCCGAACCTCAAGGGCCCGACGGCGCTCACGGTCGACAAGGACGGTCGCGTCTACGGCCACCTCGCCACGTGGGGCACCTGCCACCTCAGCCACACCGCGCCCGGCAAGTGCGTGACGCCGCCCAAGTCCCGCTCGGGCTACGCGTACTTCCAGACCGGCTCGGTCATGACGGCGGAGGGTGCTGAGATCGCGGTCGGTCAGATCACGCTCAACACCCGCCACGCGAAGGACAACCTCAAGGCTGCGGCCACCCTCGCCCACTACGACAACACCGGCACCGCCGTGGCTGACGTGGTGGCCGGTGAGGACGCGCACGGCATCTGGTTCTCCGGCTCGCTGCGTCCGGGCGTCAAGCCCGAGAGTGTTCGGACCCTGCGGGCCAGCCCGCTCTCGGGTGACTGGCGCCGGATCGCGGGTGGCCTCGAACTGGTCGCGGCTCTCGCGGTGAACGTGCCCGGGTTCCCGGTGCCCCGTCCGAAGGGCCTCGTGGCCTCGGGTGAGATGCAGACCCTCGTCGCGGCGGGCATGCTGCCGCCTCGCAAGGTCCGCCGTCCCGGTACCGAGGGCGCTCTGTCCGCAGACGACCTCAAGTACCTCAAGTCGCTCGCTGCACGTGAGCGTCGCGAGGAGCAGGAGCGCAAGTTGGCGGTGCTCGACAGCGCCGCGCAGATGGCGTCCCGGCTCCGTTCCACCGAGCACGACGAGACTCTCGCCCGTGCACACGCGCTCGCCACGAAGATGAGGGTGCAGCAGATGGCTGCCCGTCTTCGCACGTCCTGACGTACGCTGACGTAGTACGTCACTCCGAGAGAGGGAATCACCATGGGATGCAACTGCGGTGGCAACAAGCAGACCGTCGAGCAGATCAAGGCCGCGCAGGCGGCGACGCCTCAGGCGAACCAGAACCCGAGCATGAACACGCAGGCCCAGACCCAGACGCCGCCCCGGCGCCAGACGGGCACGCAGTCGTTCGCGTTGGAGATCGCAGGCGGTACGCGACTCCTGTTCGGGTCCAAGTTGGAGGCCGAATCGGAGAACGTCCGGCGCGGCTACACCGGTCGGGTCATCACGATCTGATCAGAGCACTACCCGAGTAGCCCAACTGTGGTGCTACTCTCCACTCAGTACATCTTGCTGCTGGCGCAATGGGCCGGGCACCTCCAATCTCACGAGGAGCCCAGTCATGGCACCCAGCAACCACGAGCCGATCTTCACCGGCCTCGCCTTCATCACCGAGTACGCGGACCAGTCCGACGAGTCCGAGACCGTCGACAACGCCGACGAGGAGGCTGTCGAGGAGACCATCGTCATCCCCGAGTCCTTCGACGAGGTGGACGACGAGGCCCTCGCCAGTCTCCACGCCGCGTCCGCCGAGGCGTTCAACGCGCTGTACGGCACCGACGGCTCCGGCCTGACCGAGGACGACCTCGGCGTGCTGTCCGTCCTGACCGCTGGCATCGAGCGGGTCCAGACCGAGGTCGACGCCCGCAAGGAGAAGCAGGCCGAGCGCCAGACGGCGGCTGCCGAACTGGCTGCCCGCGCTGGCGTCTCCCTCGCTGCCGAGGGCGACACCGACGAGTCCGGCGACGCCGACGCGGTCCCCAACGAGGACGCGGAGGTCGTCGAGGAGTCGTCCGAGCAGGCGCTCGCCGTCGAGAAGCCCGCCCCGCAGGAGATCCGGGTCAACCTGTCGGGCCTCCGGTCCCGCCAGTCGGCCCCGGTCACCCCGGTCGTGCCGGGTGAGGTCCTCTCCATGAAGGACATCGTCAAGGCGGGCCCGGACTTCTCGTCCAGCGGCTTCTCCGCCGGGACCGGTCTCGACTGGAACGACATCGGCAACGGTCTCGACCGCCGCCTCGCGTCGTTCAACAACGCGCAGTGGGAGGTCGCCAACGCGCAGGGTCGCCACATGCGGACCCAGTTGTCGCTGGCCGTCATCCAGAAGCCCTTCGAGGAGGGCCTGATCGTCCGCAACGACGACCCGAAGCACATCGACTCGGTCCTCTCGCGGGCGACCGACGAGAGCCGACTGACCGGCAACAGCCTCGTGGCTGCCGGTGGTTGGTGCGCCCCGTCCGAGACCATCTACGACCTGTTCGAGATGGAGAGCCGCGACGGGATCTACGACCTGCCGACCATCGGCATCACGCGGGGTGGCATCAACCACACCGCCGGTCCGGACTTCTCGTCCATCTTCGCGCTCGCCAAGGGCTTCCACTACACCGAGGCGCAGGACATCGCGGGCACCTACGCGACGGACGCCAACGGCGTGGGTACCGGCGGCGCGGGCAACAAGCCCTGCTTCCGGGTCCCCTGCCCGCCGTTCGCCGACCAGCGTCTTGAGTTCGACGGTCTGTGCATCACCGCCGGTCTCCTGCAGCAGCGCGGCTACCCCGAGGTCATCGCCCGTACGGTGCGTGGTGCCCTCGTGGCCCACGACCACCGCATCGCGGGTCGCGTCCTCTCCGCCGTCATCACCGGCTCGTCCGCCGTGTCGATGCCTGCCTCGCAGGTCGGCACCACCGCGCCGATCCTGACCGCCGTCGAGTTGCAGGTGGAGCACTACCGCACCATCCACCGCCTCGCTCGCGGCACCACGTTGGAGGCCGTGTTCCCGTACTGGGTCCACGGTGCGATCCGCTCCGACCTCAGCCGTCGGCTCGGTGTCGACCTCCTCGACGTGAGCGACGCTCGCATCGACGGTTGGTTCCGTGACCGGGGCGTCGCCCCGCAGTTCGTCTACAACTTCGACGACCTGTCCGGTGCGGCCTCGACCGTCACCGCGTGGCCGACCACGGTCCGCTTCGTCCTCTACGCGGCTGGCACGTGGGTCCGGGGCTCCTCGGAGATCATCACCCTCGACACCGTGTACGACAGCGTCCTGCTCGGTCAGAACGACTACACGGCGCTCTTCACCGAGGAGGGCTTCCTCGTCGCCAAGCGCGGTCACGACTCCCGCGTGGTCTCCGTCAACATCAGCGCTGACGGTGCCACCCACGGCGGCGTCGACATCCTCCACAACGGCTCGATCGCTCCCTGATCGGAGTAGGGGAGGAGGGGCCCTCATCCGGCCTCTCCTCCCCTTCGATCGGTCGGTCGGATCTCTAGGAGGACACCATGACTTTTCTCTACAAGGACGGCGTGAACGCTCCGTCCATGCAGCCGTACGACGAGGTCCAGACCGTCTCCATGGGCGGCACCGTCACGGGTGGCACGTTCACCCTGACGTTCAACGGCCAGACCACCTCTGCCCTCGCGTGGAACGTGACGGCAACCGTGGCGCAGACGGCTCTCAACGCTCTCAGCAGCGTGGCACCCGGCAGCGTCACCGTGACCGGCGGAGCGCTTCCCGGAACTCCGCTGACCATCACCTTCACCGGTGGTCGGATCGCTTCCCGCGACATCTTCAACACGACCGCCAACGGCGCGTCTCTGACCGGCACCGCTCCCACCGTCTCCGTCGTGGTCACCCGCGTCGGCGGCACCAAGAAGCCCAACCCGGCTTCGTGAGGTAGGAGAGGACATGGCATTCGCACCCGCAGCCGTCATCGACGGTCCCGACCGTCAGCCGCTCCCCTACGGTCTGTTCAGCGTCGTCTCCCTCGCGGAGGCGGCGACTGAGCGCTGGCAGAACAACGTCAAGTGGCTGGCGATCTGCAGCGACCCGCTGAACATCGTGGTGGGCGACTGTGACGCACCTCAGGGCTTCCCGAAGCAGTTCCCGGAGAACATGGTCGTCGGGTCGGCCAACGCCTTCACGGTGTACGGCACGGCGAAGTGCGGCCTCGACGAGAACACCGCCGAGGACGTGCAGGCCGCTGCCGAGCAGGTCCTCGCCAACTACGAGGAGGCTGCCGCTGAGAAGCGGCTGTGGCAGACCTTCGACGACACGGCGACGGTCCTGACCGGCTCCACCGACCCGGTGCTCGCGCTGGCTCGCTTGGAGCAGTACATCGCCGACGAGTACGGCTCGAAGGGCGTCATCCACATGAGCCGCCGCGCTGGCTCGGTCTACGCCAGCCGCCTCTACATCGCGGCTAACGGCACCCAGATGCAGACCCGGCTGGGGACCCCGGTCGTCGTCGGCTCGGGGTACCCGGGCACCGGAGTGGCTGGCGCCGCCCCGGCTGCCAACGAGCAGTTCATCGCGGCGACCCCGGCGATGCTCGGCTACCGGTCGCAGGTGATCCTGCCCTTCAACAACCCGGGTGACCTGATGGCTCGGGGCACCAACGACATGTTCGGCATCGCCGAGCGCAACTACCTGATCGGCTACGACCCGTGCGGGGTCGCCATGGCTTCGGTTCTGCTGGGCTGACGAGAGGCATTGAGATGAGCGAGTACAAGGAGACCGAGGTCAGCAACGTCCCGTGGCTGAACCCCGAGTTCGAGATCGAGATGACCGAGGAGCCGCAGGCGCAGACCAGCCTCGGAGGCCACGCCGTGCCGGAGCCCGGCCACCTCGTGACCTACTCCCAGAAGGGCGTCGGCGAGAAGCCGGGCCGCTGGCAGGCCGGTGGCGCGGACTTCGAGCCCACGCCTCCCGACGCTCCGCCGGTCAAGGTCGTCGCCGGAGGCGGCACGGTCGGCCCGGACGTGGACCACAGCGTCGCCACCGCCAACGCGGTGTTCGTCGCGGCTCCCACTGCCGAGACCTCCGACCCGAGCGCTGCTCCGGAGTTCACGGGCGAGCAGGAGAACGTCGAGGGCACCTCGTCGCTCCTGATCGAGCCGCTGGCTGCTCCCGAGACGCCTGCGCGGGCTGCCGAGGTGGAGGTCGAGACCGAGGACCTCTACAAGCCCGCCGACTACACCGTGGAGCAGGTGCAGGAGTTCGTCACCGCGAACCCGACCGCTGCCGGTGAGGTGCTCGCGGCAGAGGAGAGCGGCAAGGAGCGGGTGACCCTCGTCGAGTGGCTGCGCGACTTCCACGAGGCCGAGACCTTCGACCCGTCGGACCACTCGGTCGACGACGTGAAGGAGTTCGTCAACGCTCACCCGGACAGGGCCGACGCCGTGCTCGCCGCTGAGTCCGACGGCAAGAACCGGACCACGCTCGTCAAGTGGCTGGCCGAGAACAAGCCTGCTGGCGCTGGGGCCGGGGACAACAACTCTCCCGAGGAGAACTGACCATGGTTACCAAGATCTTCACCCCGCTGCTCGGCAAGAAGATCCGCTCGACCACGCTCGACTCGTGTGGAGCGCTGCCGATCGTGGCGACGCCCAACGCGGTCATCGTGACCGACGGGTTCATCACCCTCTCGCTCTCCTCCGAGATCGAGGAGGGCGCCGAGATCATCACCCGCAAGGCCGACGGCACCCTGTGCGTCAACGAGAAGCGCTCGGACTCCTTCAAGCGGTTCACCGTGGAGATGGAGTTCTGCGGGGTCAACCCGTCGCTGCTCTCGGTCGTGTCCAACGCCAAGCCGTACTACGGCTACGGCGGCACCGACGTGATCGGCTTCTCGGTCCCCGAGGGTGAGATCGCCAAGTGGTTCTCCCTCGAACTGTGGACCGGCATGACCGGCGGCGTCTGCGCCCCCGGTGCGGCGACCGCGAGCGGCTACATGCTGCTCCCGTTCCTCGCAGCCGGTGTGCTGGGCGACATCGAGATCACGGGTGAGGACGCGGTCAACTTCTCGATGACCGGGGCCTACACCAAGGGCGGCAACGGCTGGGGTGTCGGCCCGTATCAGGTCGTGAAGTCCGGATCCAACGAGGTCCAGCGCATCACGATCACCGGTACGCCGACCGGCGGCACGTTCACGCTGACGTACTCCGCGCAGACCACGTCGGCGATCCCCTACAACGCCACCGCTGCTCAGGTCCAGACCGCGTTGGAGGCCCTCTCCAACATCGGCGTCGGCGACGTGGTCGTCACGGGTGGCCCGCTGCCCGCGACCGCCGTCACGATCACCTTCGTGGGCCTGCTGGGCGCCACGGACGCGGCGGCGATCACCGCCACGGGCACGTTCACGGGTGGTACGACCCCGACGGCCACCGGGACCACGATCACCCCGGGTGTCACCGGCACGGCCTCGCCGCTGCCCACCGCGCTGGACCCGTTCGACCACCTGCTCATGGTCGAGACCTCGATCGCGCCGCCGCCCAACGCGACGACGCCGATCCCGATGCCTGCCTGACAGGCGTGAACGACGTAGGGAGGGACGCGGGGATGCACCGGATCACACTGCCGGACGGATCCTCGCGTCCTTCTCCCTTCATGAGGTGGACGCGGACGGTCGCGTACGCCCTGCTGGGAGGCTCGGGCAGCCTGTCGATGGCCTCGGGCATTCTCGCGGAGCGCTACGCGCCGATCGCCGTCTACATGGCTGCCTTCCTCATCGTGGGAGGCTTCCTCTGCTCCCTCGGATCGGCGTTCGACCGCTGGTACGGCGAGTTCATGGGGCTGCCGCTCCTGTCGGCCTCGTTCGCCGTGTTCTCGGTGCTCTCGTTCCGGTCGAACGTCGCCGACGAGCCACTGTTTGCCGGGGCCACCTGCGCACTGCTGCTCGCAGTGTCCTTGATGATGATCGCCCGCTGGCGCCTCGTGCTCGCGGTCTATCACTTCGTCATGCATGTCTCGGGAAAGGTTGAAGGCCGTGAGTGATGAGACGCTCCAC